ACGTTTTTTGACACCGTCACTATATTCTTCGCGTTCATCTTTTTTTTCTTCTTTAACTTCTTTAACTTCTACTATAGGTTCTTCCTTTTTAGTTTCAACCTCTTTAGTATTAGCTTTAGAATCATCTAATTCAACATCAACAGCATTTCCACTAGTATCTAGTTCAACCATTGGTGTTGTTGCTTCTTTTAATGTTTCTTGTGCTTCGGGCATGTCTTCCTCTCCGTTTTAAACGGTTAATGCGTGCAAAATATCTTCCGGATCATCGATCGTTCCTAATATTTCATCATCGTTAAGTATGCGCAGTTCCCCTCCATCAATATTGATACGAGAGCCAGCGTAACGTGCAAATAAAACCCAATCTTTTTTCTTGCACCATGGTCCGTTAGGAAATTTGTCCTCGTCTTGATAAGCATCGGGTCCAACTTCCATAACCAAACCGCAGTTAGTTGCAATTTGAGATTCTGTTACAGTTTTATCTGATAAAATAATTCCACCTTTTGTTTTTTCTTTAGCCTTGTAAGGTAGAACAATAATTCTCCAACCAGTTGGTTTAGGTATACTCATTTTTTCCAACGGTTTTCTTTTCTTCTCTTTTATTTGTTTAGATTGCTGAGCAGCTTTTCTTTGCTTTATTCGTGCCTCAGCCATGTGAGTAGGTAGTATAAGTGATTCAGTCATTTTGCTCCTGTTTCTTTAGCAGGTCCGAGAGTTCCTGTTCAATATAGTTTAAAGTATCAATTTGACCCAAATGATTCTGATAATCATTCCAATCTTTTACTTGATTGTTGGTAATTATCTCAATTAGTTGGGTTTGTCTAGTCCTAATTATGCGAAATATTTTTTCCGCTAAAACTATTGGGTCCATAAGTTATTTCTTCTTAAATAAACCTACAGCTCCTTTCGCGCCCTTAATGCCGAAACTTGCTGAGCAGGCAATATATAATAAGTGTTTATAATAATCTGGGAGAGATTGCAAGGCAATAAATCCTTTATGAATATGCTCTGTCATTCCGGGAAAAAATACGAGTGTCGCTGGAGCAAGTAAGCAAATTAAAATTAGCTCATCTTTCCAGCTTCCCTTCATTTGATCTACCGCCGATGCTTCCCAAGCTACTTTTCCGGCGATCTGATCTTGTTTTAATTTAGTTGCTGCTTTAACTTCTGTTACTTTTAATTCTGCTTTAGCCTTTTTAGTTTCAACGAAACCTTTGACGCCGTCAGCGACGACGCCAAGTAAAGGTTTAGCTAAGAGTTGCCAGACCATAAGTCTAAGCTCCCCCTCCGCCAATTTGACTAATCACAATCAGTACAATAATAGCTACTATACCGGCTTTAATCCAGTCCTTCATTTTCCAGTCCGACCACTCTTTAAGATGTGACCAGAGATCTTTAACTAAGTTCATTATTCCTCCTAGTGTTCGGTTAAGTCAAAATCTGGTTCAAACTCAACCATTTTTTTTGGATCTAAAACTTCCTCAAGTTTTTCTAATGCATCTTTTATATGATGTTCGCAATTTAAGCAACCACAATGACATTTACCGCCATTACTATGGTGACATTCATGTTCACAATGCCTACAAGTAGCCATTAATGTATTGTCGCCTTTTTATATTTGTGGTGCTCTAAATCTTGTGCAAAAGCATAAAACATATCTGAAGTTTGTTCTGGACCCAATATATCTAGATAAATTGTCTTTGCTACAACCATTAATGACGCACTTAACGCCATTGGATCTTGCTGATATTGATCAGCAAAGTTAAACACTTCATCTAAAATCTGTTTAGAATTATTTTTTATCACTTTTTTAACTTTTTTCAACCTTTTTGCCTTTTTTGACCTTTTAAAGCTACTTCTGCTCTTAATTCAGTTTGATCTTCTTGGCTTTGTATCTTTTCTTTATCCATTTTATCCTTTTGTTCAAGCTTTTCACCTTCAAAATTAAGTTTTTTAACATCTAACTGTAATTTTTTGTCATCATTTTCTTTATTTTGCTGAATTTCTTGTGCACGAAGGTTAAGTTCTTGCTGTTTTAAGTCAATAAGTGGATCAGAATTTTGAGATTCAAGATATTCTTGCTCTTCAGCCACTAATTTCTCTGTAATCTCCACAATTCTCTCTGCAACTTGTTTTTCTATTTCCATTTGGAATTGTTGTTGTAGTTCTGGTGGTACTTGTCCACCAAATTGTTGTGCTTGCTCCTGCATTTCTTGTTCATTTTTTGCCATCACTTCTTCTCTTGCTAAAAATGATATATGTTCAGAAATATGTGCTTGTAATATGCCCATTGTTGGAGGATTATTTTTAACTAAGGAAGATGACATAAATGCTTGGTGTGCATCAATATGTGCTGAATGATTCTGTCCATCAAATGCTTGTAACTTCATCATTTGTAATGCTTTAGAATTTTCCATTCCCGGATCTTCTGGTTGTGGTTGTTGTACAGGCATTAATATTTTATCAATATCCCTTACACCAAGTGCTTCATACATACGTCTGTACGCTTCATGCATATTGTGCATTTGCGGATTAGATGTTGCCATTTGCATTTGTGTTTGTGCCAGCGTTACACGCTGAGACATAGAAAAAATATTCGGATCAGAAACGGGAAGTATATCGACGCGTTCATCAAAGTCTTGTTGTTTAATAACACGATTACCCCCACGAACAGCATAAGGATACTCAGCAGGTAAACTTTCTGCAAGTACTCGTGATAGTAATTTAAATTCAACTTTTTGTGCGTAATGTAATCGTTTATGAATAGCGTTCATCACTTTCGTGCCGCGTTCCATGATTGCCATTGTTGTGCCTACAGGATTTGCTTGTGAGCCTTCGCCCATTTTGTTATCTGCAATAGACGCAAAACGTCTACCTGCATCGACAACAAACCCTAGTAATGCAAAAAGAGTTTGACTTGGTTCTTTATAAGGGATCAACATCAAGGATTCGCGGATCGCGCCTCCCGGTGCATCTACATCCCGAAATTCTCCGGGTTGGAGTGGTTGGTCATCGTCCCTAACTCGCAGCCCTCTAGCTTTAAAGCCTGCGGGGAGATTGGACAACGTACCTGCATCGATAAGTTGTCTAAGAGCAGATGTTGCTGTTCTTGATAACCCCCCGAGCATGTGGATAAGACCAAAGCCATAAAAGCCAAGGCCGGGTAAAAACTTATAGTGAACAAAATATTGTATCTTTTTTCGGAGAGGATCATTTTCTTGATAGTTTCTATAAATAGATAATACCTTTCCAGACCCCTCGTCAACAGTAACAACATAAGGTAGCTTAATACCAGTTGGTTCTCCTGTTTGCGAGTTCTTATCTTCGAATCCGGGTATGTCCAAATCGCAATGAAACTCTAATAGTACTATGTCCTCTGCATTTTGTGTTGATGTAATTCCATCAAGGTCATCATACTTTTCACCAGCTATATTTTTTTCTGTTGGTGACATGCTGACATCGATGTCGCGGTACATACCGCCTACTTGTTTCTTACGTAATTCGTTACCCATGATTTTAACAACGTGTGTAACTCTTTCACAAGATTCCATGTCCGTCGAAACATATGGCATTACCACATCTTCTGCTGGAACAAATTTTGAAACTGCTCTGCCTCTTACAGCATCATAATAAACTTTTTTAAAGGCACTACCCGCTAGTGGTAAATGAAATAACATCTGATCAAGTTCTTGGTCGTATTCTTCCATTTCATAACTAATTTGATAGTTCATGAATTCTTTAACACGCTGTGATTGTTCTTCGATCTCTGGTGTTATTTCTCCCACTATTTGTGTACGGATAGGGCCTTCGGGAGGTAGTAACTCTTTATAAGCTTGCGCTTGAAACTGTGTAACCGTTTCTGCTAGTAATGGGTGTGTAACACCTGTTGCACCAGCAAATGGTTTTGTTCTATCTTCATATTTAAATCCAAGTAAGTCTAAACCGTCTGTGTATGTTTTTAACCAATCTGCTCTTGCATCTTTATCATATTTGTAATCACCAACTAAACTTCCAGATAAAGATTCTAATTCATCATCCGGTATTAGTTCTGCAAGGTTAGCATTAAATGCACCTTCCATTGATGTATCTTCTGCTGGATTCACGATCGCTGAACCATCTTCCATCATCAATGCATCACCGTTCATCATTGGTGTTGTAATTTCTTGTGCTGAATCTGGAGCTATCTCTAGATCAATTAATTCGTTTTCTCTTTCAATAGCCATTAACTACTCGCTTGGTTATCTAATTGTATTTGAATTATTTCAAAAAAATCTTTAAATGATAATGGTTCTTGTTCTCCCGAAATAGGCACACCATCCATTATATATTGATCATACATTTCCTTAAATACTACAATTGGATGCATACCAGATGAAGTTTCATCTCCTAAAAGTTGAATACCTTCTTTTGGATCAAAAGGTATTATATTACCTTCTTCATCTCTTGGTATCATAAATGGTTTTGGATCTGGTTGTTTAAATGGAATTATGTTTCCTTCTTTATCTCTTGGTATCATAAATGGTTTTCGATCATACCTTGGATCATTTTTTGGAGGCCATAAGAATCTATCACCCCTGCCCCTTGGATCATTTTTCCAATCTTTTGGAGGCCAAAAGAATCTATCTGGTCCGAATTCTGGTCTAAAGGGTTCTCCTTCATCTTCCTTTTTAGGTATTAAATTTTTAAATCTATCTGGGTCTGGTCTATTCTTTTCAATAAATTCTTCAACCCAATCTGGAAGTTCTCTTTTTTCTTCTTTTCCTTTTTCATCAAGAAGATCTGGCAATTTTTTAAGCAACTTTTCAATATCCATTTTTCTTCTAAGTCTATCGATTGCATCCTCTTCCCATTCCTTTAAGTCTCTTTCTCTATCACCAACAAGTTCACCATCTTCGGTTCCAAATTTATAACCAAGTGGTCTTGTCATTTCATTTATGTTCATCATACCGCCCCCTGCTTTATTATCGACAACTGTTGTTGGTCCAGAAATAAACATTTTTATAACTTCGTCCCTGTCACTTGCATCAAGACTTCCATTTTCTATAGCCATATCAATCATTCTAATAATACTACGCAAAGCCGGAGCTTGAACTTGTTCTGGTCTTCCTGTTCTATCCATAATTAATTGGCCTTGTCATTTCATTTATATTCATTATTCCACCTTTTGCAACCATTTCTGGTTCTGGATTCAATAAGTCCATTTCAAAAATATCTTGTGGTATAAAGTCTAAAGCATCTAATGGACCAGTTGGTATAACTTTTAATATCATTAAAGCTTTACCAGCAATTTTTTTAACTATAGGGCTGTCTGCAAATTCTCCAAAAGCTGTTTTCATGCTTTGAAGAAAAGTTTTTATTTTTGTTTCTCTTGGTGCGTCCATGGACGCCGCTTCATCTAAAAATTGTTTTGATTTTTTTATTATATCAACTC